TCTCCTTGGTTCGGTTACCACTCGTAGTTGTTTATCGTCACCGCCTGTACCAGCCAGGGGCTTAGGGCCCTGATCACCTCCTCGGTCTCGTCGTCGTCCCACTTGGCGGCAAGGTGGGTCAGGTGGACGGCGTGGTGCATGAGCTCGTGGAACACGACCTCCCGCTGCCGTTCGGCCTTGAGCGTCGAGAGGACGCGAATGCGGCCGGCATCTAGATCTGAGTCTCCGGACAGGCCGGCTGCGGCGAGCTCGAGGTCTGACTCGGCGGACCATTCGACCGCGATCGTGAAGTGGCCGAGGCTGAGGAACCGGCGGTGCGGTTCAGAGGACGTCGAGGTCACGCCAGCCTCCCCCCTCGCAGACGAACGTCAACGTACCCGACGCGGTTGCGTTGCCGCCGCCTTCTTCGAACCAGCGGGACCCGCCGTCGAGCGACGGTGCGCCGAACACGGTGCGTGGGCCGTCCTGGAGGACCTGCAGGTGGTGATAGTGGCCGTAGCAGAGGACGCTCGCGTCGCCGACAGGGTGCATCGCGGCCATCTTGCCCTGCCACCATTCGCGGGCCTTGGCGAGCGGTACGCCTGAGCTGCGGAACTGGTGGCCGTGGGCGAACGCCACGGTCGTGCCGCAGACGTCGAGGGTGAGGGTCATGTCGCCGTCGGGCAGGGTGAAACGTACGTGAGCGTACGCTTCGGGGTTCGCGGCGAGCACCTCGGCGGCCTGCTCGAACACCTCGAGGTCGGCGTTGTCCTCGAACGTCGTGAATGATTTGCCTGCTTTGCGGTTCTCGCCGTGGTTGCCTGGTACGGCTCCGACGACGACCTTGGCCGGCAGCCTCGACCAGTCGGCCAGCATAGTGACGAGCATGCGGCGGACTAGCTTGATCTGCTGCCGGCGGTCCAGCTGCACCGAATAGGTCTGCTGGGCGTAGTGGCCGTCGCAGCCCTCGACCATGTCGCCCAGGCCGATGACGTACAGGTGCGACACGGGCCGGCCCTGCTTGGCCAACTCGCGCATTCGCTCGGGCACCCGGCGTTGCAGCTGCAGGAGCCGCTCCACGAGCGCGTCGACGCCACCGTGGTCTGCCTTGCCGGCCTGCCAGTCGGAAAGCAGGACGACGAGGCCGCGCTCCTCGAGGACGTCCTTGGGGGGGCGGGGCTTGCGCCGCTTGATCTCGCGGACGAGGTCGTCGAGGTCGGGCTGGTGGACGGACGTTGGCCGGACGGTCGCCCGGTAGTAGAACATCCGCTTCTCGCCGGAGTCCCACGACCTGACCTGGACGGGGGCGTCCTCGTCGACCTCCCAGTCGGCAGGGTCGAGGCCGAGGTTCCACAGGATGTGCGCCCAGTCCTTCGGCGGCGTCTCGCCACCTTGGACGACGAGGGTGCCGGCGGCGGTGTCGACGCCGGGCTCCCACCCGGTGGGGTGCTTTGGCCGGGGCTTGCGTGCTTGGTCGACGTCCTGCTGGACGGCGAGGAACGGGTCAGTCTCGGACATAGCGGCGCCTGAAGTGACCGACCTGCTGGTACGAGACCGGGTGGCCCCACCGTTTGAGTACGGTTGCGATCGTGCTATGGCCGATGTCGGGGTTGTTCAGGGCCCGGTCGAGCGACGCGCGCTGCTCGTCGTCGAGCTGCGGGATAACCCGCTCCCACCAGCCGGCCGTGCCCGATTTGACGGCAGCCTGCTCTGCCTCGAACTCGTCCATCATGCCTCCCCAGGCTTCGGACCTGTGGACAACCTACCCGGCGGAGCGTCGGGAGTCGACGAGGACCGACAGCAGGGTCCGCAGGGCGGTGATGTCGGACTTGAGCTCGCGGTTCTCCTTCTCGAGGGCGGCGAGCCGTTCCTCCATCCGGGCGAGCCGTGCCGACATCTTCCAGGCCGCGCCTGCGATCACGGACAGCGGGCCGACGTAGGCGACGAACATCTGCAGCTCAGTCATGGCGCAGCCCGTTCGCGATGCGCTGCTGCCACTCGCGGTAGGACAGGGCGCCCGTGTCGACCGTCTTCGCGCGGGCGTTGATAGCCGGCAGGGCGTCGACCAGGTTCCGGCCTGGGCAGGCGGTCGGCCCGACCTCGCGGTGCGGGACGTACTGGTCGGGCCCCCAGGTGCCACCGTGCCAGTAGGCCCACTCGGCCAGGTCGTCGACAGCGTGGTCGGGCACCTCGTCGACCTCGTAGTTGCCGAGGACACAGACGGCATGGCCGGACTGGTTGTACTTGCGAGTGTGGGCGCCGGCGACGCCGGGGCCGCGGCCCTCGTACCACGTCCTCGAGGACGGGCTGTACAGCCAGGTGTAGGCGATGTCCTGCCAGCCGCGGGACTGCTGGTGGAACGACTGGATTGAGCGGACTACCTCGGCGCCGCCGTCAGGGCCTGCGGAGTGGTGCAGGAACAGGTGGCGGACCGGGACGACGATGTCCTTCGGTCGGCCCTTCGGCGGGCGGGCGCCCCAGTCTGCCCGACGGACCAGGTCCATCAGTCTTCCGCAGCTGCACGCTTCCGACGTGCGGCCAGCGCACCCTCCTTGAGCGGCACGATCGCGGCGGCGACGCCAGCTGCGACCGCGGACAGGAGTGCGGCACCCTCGACAGCGAAGGCGTAGGTGCCGGCGAGGACGCCGATAAACGCTTCGATGAACGTCCAGAACGTCCGGTGGGCGGTGTCCAGCCAGTCGATCACTGTGGTGCCTCCGGGTAGGGCAGGTCGGCCTTGATGGCGTCGACGGCGGCCTGCCATGCGGTCAGGTCGCCGCCCTCACGCTGCGCCTCGAAAAACAGACCGTCCGTCTCCGCCTGGTATCGGACGCGCCGTGCCGCTTCGACGGCTGCGTAGGCGCGCTCGTACTGGACCTGCGGCCAAGCGTCGTCGAGCGTCTTCTCGGACGGCTTCGGCGAGTCGTCCAGCCACGTCAGACCCGAGTAGTCGTCGCCGTTCATCGTCCATACCGCGGCGGGTCGGATGGCTGCGAGGACTGCGGGGTAGTCGGTCACGCTCGCACCTCCAGCAGCACGATCCATGAGACCGGCCGTGCGTTCTGTTCGTTGTTCCCGTTGTTGATGCTTCGGTTGACGTACGCGGTGCGAGTGTCGTCCGAGGTCGAGATGATGAACGCCTCGTAGTCGTGTGAGGAAGTGTCGCCCGGCTCGAACACGGCCGACAGGTTGGTGACAGCCTGACCGTCTGCGCTGGACTGTACGCTGGTGCTTCCAGTGGAAATCCGGTTCCCGTCCGTGTCACCGACGTACAGGGTGTCGTCGATGGCGAGCGCCGCGTTCAGGGTGAAATAGCGGCCCGAGTTGCCGTGTACTGCGCCGAACATCAGCACCTTGTTCGATGCGTCCGAGAGCGAGTGGGTGATGCTCAGGTCGGTGATAGCAGCGCTGCTACCGGTCGTGAGGGATGCGCTGAACGTGTCGGTCTTGTATGCGTACTCGACTGCCACGAGGCCACTCGCAACGTCGAGCCCGTCGGCGATGGCCTCCGCAAGGGTCTGCGAGTCGGTCGGCCAGTCGGACACCAGGTCGGTGCCGGCGACATACGGGATGTTCCAAGGTGCGCCGGTGTCGGGCATCGGGGTCTCCTAGGCGTCTTGCCAGGCAAGCGTAGCGTCCACGCCCGCCCAGGTCAGGGTGTCGGGGATGTCGGCCCACCTGGTCTCGTAGATCGAGTAGCGGGCGTCGGAGGCGTACACCTCGACGTTGGCGAACTCGGCGGTCAGCTCGTAGTTGACGCCTTCGACGAAGCCGTAGAACACGCCGCCCGGCAGGACGCCGGTCGGGATGCTGGACACCTGCAGGTAGTCGTTGATGGCGAGCTGCAGGAGGCTGTCGGACAGGCTGTCGGTGACGTTGTTCAGCCGGACGAGCAGGGGCCCCTCGAGCGACGCGGCAGGGAAGGCCTGCAGCTGCGCGAGCCGTTCGGCGAAATCGGCGGCGTCGCCAGCGTCGTTGAGCAGGGTCAGGTAGTCGCGGGTGACGTACCCGTACTCGGCGACCGAGTCGACCGCGTTGTACTGGACGTCGCCGGACGCCCAGGTCAGGTTGACCTGGTTGACGATGTCGTCGAACCGTTCGATGGCGACGCCCGATGCGGCCGAGATCGTGGACGCCGGGATGTCGAGCGGAGTGCCGAGGGCTGCGCCCTGCCGGTTGGTCGAGTCCGCATAGCCGACCTTGCCGTCGCCTGTCTCGTAGACGACCCCACCAGCGGAGAACATGGTCTGCGCCAACTGGCCGAGCGTGCTGGTCGGCACGTTGGTGAGCGCCGCGATGTCGTACAGGCCGGGATCGATGATGGTCGGGTCGATGCCGTAGTCGGCCCACGTCAGCGTCGCAGGCACGTCCGCCCAGGTCTGTGTGAGCGGCTGCTCAGCCCACTGCTGGGCGAGGGCGGACTCGAGGAGCGCTTCGATGCGGGCGCCGTCGAGCTGCACGGCGAGTGTGTCGTCTTGGTCGCGCCGTCCGGCTTTGGCGAGCGGGCCGAAGCAGTCGATGGACAGGATGGTGCCGGCGAACGGGTCGAACTGGGCGGCGATGGCGTGGACTTTGCCGGTGAACAGCCGGGATGTGCCGCCGGCGTCCAGGCCGACGTCGATCGTCGCGACGTCGCCGATCTCGGGGCGCGTGGCCGGGTCGAGGAGGATGATGCGGGCCGAGCCGGCTTGGAGGCCTTCCCAGTAGGAGCGGCGTCCGCGCTGGACGAACACGGAGTCGATGGCTTCGGTCGTGTGGGCGACGCCGTCGATGGTGACGGTGACGGTGCGGGGCCAGCCCATCAGCGGACCTGGGCGGATGACCCGATGCCGGACCGGGTGCCGAGCTGCTGGGCCCGCTCGATCTCGCGGAACACCTGGTAGGGCGAGCCGACGATGCCGTTCACGACGACCGTGGCGCTGCCGGCGCCTCGGCCGGTGACGTTGCCCCTAGCGCGTCCGCCGGCTGCCGTAGCCGCTGCCGCGGCGGCGAGACGTTCGCGCTCGATGCCTGCGGTCACGCCGAGACCGCCAGTGGCTTGTCCTGGGGCAAGGTTCTGGCCGGTGTAGGCGGTCAGCGCTGCTGCACCACCAATCGCTGCGACGAAGCCGCCGGCGGTGGTGGCGAGCAGCTTGTAGGCCGACTGGACGGTCGCGAACACCTTGAGGGCGGCGTTAAGCGCGACGATGGCAGTCGACACCTTGAGGATGGCCTCGCCGAGGGCGACGATGGTCTCGGGGTCGGTCTCAAGCAGCGTGGCAAAGAACGCTTCTACCTGCGGGAGCAGCTCGTCGACAACCGGGAGCAGCTGCTCGCCGAGCTCGACGCGGAAGTTCTCGAACTCGGCCTGCAGGGTTCGCTGCTTATTCGCTAGGCCGTCGGACGTGCGCTCAAAGTCGCCCTGCTGAAGGCTGGTCTGTTCGAGGATTTCTGAGTAGGCGGCGAGGACGCGGGTGGCCGGGTCGAGGGCTTCCTCGGTGGTCTCGATGAGCCCGTCGGCAAGGGCCCGGTTCTTGAGCGTGGCCGCGTCCAGGAGCACGCCGTAGTTGCGGATGGGCTCAGCCTCGCCACGGAGGGCTGCGCCGAGGGCGGTGATGGCCTGGTCGACGGTCGTGTTGTTGAACGAGGCAAGGTCGGCCGCAAGGGTGACGAGGCTGGTGGTGAACTCGACGAGGTCGTCCTCGGCGAGGCCGGCGGACTGACCGAAGATGCCGAACGTCTGTGCGGCCTCGAGGGCCTGCTGGCGGGACTGGCCGAGGGACCGTGCGGCGTCACGGGCGAACGACTGCAGCTGCCGCGCCGACCGTGGGCCAAACACCTGTTCCACGGCGGACGACGTCTCGGACAGGTCGGACGCGGCGTTGATCGCGGACGCGGCGATGCCGCCGATGGCGCCGATGGCGACAGTGGCGAAGCCGGAGGCGCGCTCGACGGTGCGCGAGAAGTCCCGGAAAGAGTTGCCGGCCTTGTCGAGGTTCGCTCCAAAGTCGGAGACGTCGGCAAGCAGGCTGAGCTTAAGGGTGCGGAGGGTCTGCGATGCCATCAGACGTTCCCCCAGGTGTCGGCGACCTTCTGTGCGCCCTCGATCCAGCGGCGCAGGATGTTCGGCTGCAGCCGGCGAAGGCGCGGGAACAGCCACCAGCCGCGGTTCCCTCGGCCCTCGCGGGGCGACCGTGGCGGGCCCTGGAGACCACCGCGGGAGCCGGCACGGCGCTGCGCCTGGTTGCGAAACCGGTCGCGCTGCCGCTGCTCAGGCGACCCGAACTCGGACAGGAACAGCAGCGACCCAGCGGCGACCCGGCGGCCGTCCTCGGTCGTGTACCGCTTCGCACCGCCCAGGGTGACGGCCGGGGTGCGGTCGCGGGCGACGCGGGCCGACTGGGCGACGAACGACGCCTGCTGGGGGTACCAGCGGGTGCCGCGGGCGGCGTTGCGGAACTCGCCGACCAGGTCGCTGGCGATCTCGCGGGACAGGTCGCGCAGGTCCTGGTTGGCCTGCTTGTCCATCTTCGAGAAAGCCCGCAGGATGGCCTGTACGTCGCGGTCGTCCATGCGCACCGTGACCTTGCCGGACGTGTTCCGCGCGGTCGTGGTGGGCATCTCAGGGCCTCCTGTAGGCCTCCTGGAGGGCCGCCTCGACGGTGAGGAGGTCCCGCAGGTCGTTCCAGTCGTTTGGTGCGGTGCCGGTAGCCACGGCGACGTCTACGCGGCGTCGTCCGAAGCTGCCGGCTGGGTAGGGCCCGGTATGGTGCCCTGCCGGAACTGCGGGAAGCCGGTCAGCGACCGGGTCCACGACGTCAGGTCGCCGTCGTGGACGCCGGTGCGCTTCGCGGCTTCGTAGGCGAGGTACGCCACGTCCTTGATGCCCGGAGGGTTCTTCTCGTCTCCGAACGTAACGAACGAGCGTCCGGCCCAGCTCTCCCAGCCGACCCAGTCCGGGAGCTCGAGCTCGAGGACGAGATGGCCGCGGTCTCGGTGCTCGACCTCGACCCAGGTACCGGTTGCCATGTTCTCTCCTTATGCGGTTATCAGACTGCGGTGATGGTCGGCGTCGTGTTCCGGTCGCCGGTCAGCGTGAACGTGATCTGCGAGGCGTTCGGCCCGTCGCCCGCCATCGGCGGGACTTCGGGGAACACGTTGCCGGCCACGGTCGTCGTGGCGTTTGGGCCGGTGCAGACGAGGGTGAACGCGATGGACGTGTCCGGGGTGGACAGCGCCGCTGAGGCCAGGGCCTCGCAGAGGGCGTCGGTGGTGCCCCAGTCGCTGTACATGTTCACGTCGAGCGTGTACTCGAACGTCAGCGTCTTGTACACGGGCCCGTCGAGGGTCTCGAGGACCTCGCGGTTGTTCGTGTAGGTGAACGTGGTGCCGATGGTCTGGGCGTCGAACACGTCCCCACCGATGGTGAGGGACAGGTCCTGCCCGGTGAGGACGGTTGCCATGGTGTGCTCCTAGGAGGGTGTGGCGAGGGTAGTGACCTGGACGTCGGAGACGAGCAGGTCGGACGGGCCGATGGTCTCGACCGACGGTGGTGATACGTCGCCGACCTCCCAGCCGCGTGGCAGGTTGTCGAGGACGGCGAAGACGAGTTCCTCGAGCTGGTCGAGGCTGCCCTGGTTGTCGAGGTTGGCGACGATGCAGGTGACGCGGAACGTGACCTGCACCTGCGGGCTGGCGGGTCGGCCGATGGTGATAGGCGCGATCCACGGGTTTCCGGGGACGATGACGACGGTCGGTGGGATGACCACAGGCGGTGGGAACGCCGAGGTCGAGTAGTCGATGCCGGCGTCCTCGAGGGCGGTCGCGAGCGTCTGTCGGAGGGTCTTGAGGTTCATCCGA